AACCTGTTTGATACAAAAAGCGACGACCCAGTGATGATTGTGTTAATTCTGTGGAAAATTTGTCAGTTAAATCAACAACCCAAAAGTTATATTTATCAAAAGGGTCTTCTTTTTCCACAGAAGGAACGGCATCCGGGCATCTTGTTGCAGCAGAACTTAAAAATCTATACTGATCTGCTAATTCTGCTGGTGCAGGAGGAACAAAAGCAAGATTCCAGTTTTCCAGAATTGTAGGATTCATAACCTGAATATGAGCTAAAATATCAGACTGCAGAGGTACTTTACATAACTGAACAATGATTCCTAATTCAAATTCCTCAACGTGTCTTAAATATTCTTTATAATCTGTTGCTTTATATGTTTCGGCAGCACCAGCTTCAGCCTTCACTGAGATATTAAAATTGACATTTCTAGTGTTATCCACTAAAGTTACAAATAAATTATTGTTCCAGCAAACACCATTATTAGAACCTTGAGCCCTACTAATCCAATAGGGTCTGTTAAACAAATTAGCATCACTGGAAACCAAAGAACCACTGGGTGTTCCAAAATATACAGAAGGTTGAGCTGTGCTTTGGTCTTGACCACCAGCTCCTGGTAAAACATAAGCTGTTTGGTCTTCTTCACCCACCTGAGGAATGGCATCACCTACTGTGCCACTTCTGGTAAAAAAGTGTCTGGCATATAATTGCTCTCTTTTCCCGAAGAAAAACATTTCATCTCCGTAAATGTCATTCCCCATTTTCAGCAAATCTGGCCATTTACAGGTAGTAGCAATTATATCTAAAGGTGCAGAAGATCTATCTGCTTGTAAAGTTTTGAAATTCATTGCACCGAAGCCAATATCACACATGTCACCGTCTTCTATAAAAGAATTTACCAATTGTAAAGGTGGGCAATCACCTTGATTTGGAGCTGGATTATCACAAGCTTTTGCTACATCCCAATGCTCCCCTATACAAGGTAAACAACCTACAACAAATAACTGGTTTTGTTTAGGGTCCATGGATACATTTTGTCTATTATCATCAGTAGGTTGCTGGTATCTGTTTGGATTTTCTGTGTCTAAAAATTTGTTGAAAAGTGGATGACCTGTAGTACCTATTCCTAATGGACCACCTCTGCCTACTTCAATGCCCCTTAATCTCCATACTAGTCTTTCAATATTTGGATCATATAAACCACTTTCAATTAGTGCAAACTTATTAGGATCTGGAAGTTTTAGCCTGAATGCTCTAAATTGATTGCCAGAAACCTTAGGCACAGTCACTTTTTGGTGATTTCCATCTTTTACAGGAAAATATGGATGCCCCACTGTAAGTAAGCGGTCACTGGTTGCATAGAAGAAGACAGACGTGTCTTTAACATATTCATCTGTAGATAAAACACGTGCTATTGGTCTTGAAGGTGGCAGGTACACAGTGCCAGTGTTCGGGAGCCATAAAGCATTCATCTGTAAAAGATTAAAAATCACCACGTTTGCGTTTACGTCTTTTATTGTGACTAGGATGTAACACAAAATCATTAGAATTGAAACTATCTATTAAAACTGTTGGTGGTAAAGTATTTGCTGGTACAATAATTTGTGGAGGTTTGTAAGTTTCAGGATAAGAAACAAACAATCCATCTGCATAATCATCTATAAATACTCTTATAGCAGTCCCTGGAGGCAGTGTTGGAGTAGTAATATAGCTTCTTCTATTTGAAGAACTTAAAACCAAATGTGAATTACTAAAATCTTCATTAGGAACATCCAACAACTCATCTTCTGTGTGTAACAAAGGCACATTACTGTTTTCAGCATCTACAAGTGTACTTTCTGCCAATCCATCAACTACAGCCGCTTCTCCACTATGCTCACCAAGTAAAGTTAATTCTATTGCTTCTGCAGGTTCTATCTCACTTATATCATAATAAAAATGTACTTGTTGACCAATTTGTAAACCACTGCGGGTTTGAATAGTCCCTCTCTGGCCAAATCTGCTTACTCTGACGTTACCAGTATCGGTCACAGAATATCTGGGTCTTTGTAACCTGATAACATCTGCAAAATCAGCATCTGGTGCAGCACTAGCCAATTGATTTAAATCTTGCTCAAACGTTAATGTGATGTCATTTTCAAAGGCGGGATTTTCAAATTGAAATTGTACTGCCAGTTGTGGCCGCCCTAAAAAGTCTGGGTTACGAGTTCTAACTTGTTGCACCCTTCTATTATACAAATCTCTAGCTCGTTGTATTGTTCTATTAAGAATATTTCTGGGGGTGCTTGTTCTAGGGTAAGGTTCTTCTATTTCAAATTCAGCTATATTACTTATATCACTAAATGTTTCCAAAGGTATATCTTGACCACTACTACCAATAATATCACCTCCATAAGCTGCATCTACAAACACATTAATATTGGCAGTTGTTTCCTCTGCAATAGTTGATTGAGAATATACTGTCACGTAAGAGGGGTTACTATATGTACTTGTGGCAACGCGCCGAGGTGTGGATGGTGCTGGTTGTACATCAATAATAGCTACATTGTCTTCAGAGGTTGATACTGAAGGACCCCCACCGCCACCTAAGGTTATATCTGAAACAGGATCTGTAGATGTTACCACATCTAGGTCTGAAATGCCTAAGTCAGTACCAGCGTCTGGTATATTCACTTCAGGCCCTGGGGCACTTTCTGCTATAATTATGTCAGGTCCTGACTCTAGCAGTGGCACTATAGAGCTGGAGCTTGGATTGACAGTATCTACCGGGACTATATCAGTAGGACCTAATGGTTCTACTACAACGTTAGGCCTCACAACAGTTCCTCCAGTACCCACCCGACCACCCCCGGTAGTAGTGCCACCCAGTGGTGTATATCCAGTACTTCCTCCAGTCCCTTTGCCAGTCCCAATACTTAAGCCTCCCAAATAAATGATACTGCTAAATATTTTTAATAATTTGTCAGCTAAAGTATTTGCTTCTACCTTGTTTTTAACATCAGGTAAACAATTACCAGTTAATTGACACTGATTATAAAGATTTTGAACAGAATCTCTCTTTAATCTGCGAGCTCTGGTTAATGACATAGTGTTACATGAAGGTTACAGGCCATCCAAAGAACCAAACACAACTTGTGTTCCTTTTGGTAAAACAGCAATTTCTAAAAATCTAGCTCTTTGTGTTGTTGACTCAAATGCAATTAAAATGCGAGCATTTCCCAGTCTTTGTGCCCCATCACCCACCCATGAAAATGTTGTACTGATAGTACTAAATAAGCCCCTGTGTTTTTTAAAGCATCTGAATCTAAAGCATTTTAGAGTATTTGCAGGACCTCTCAGCAGCGCTAGTGGTGGATCCCAAGCTTCTCTTTGTAGTTGTCCAAGTCTTGTGAGATGCGATCTTTCAACTGATCTATGTATTGACCCCACTTCTCCAGGAGTTGGGTAATCGTGTTCCACTCGTCTCCTGGCCCCCCTGCTGGTGGTTCTTGTTGATCTGGTGGTGGCTGATTCTCCTTTTCGTCCTCCTCGTCTGTATCTGGTTTTAGGTGATTCCTTCTCGGTGGTTTTGGAGACGGTGCTGGAAAATGATCTGGTGGAAATTCTCTCCGGTTCGATCGGTCCAGAGACTCGGAACCTCTTCGGTTGGGGGGCCGGACCCACGGTGTCGGATGACTGCTGCCCAAACTCCTGGGAAGACGAAGGGCTTGAGAGGACAGACCGAGATGTGCTAGTGACAGAGGCAGAAATAGTACGAGATTTATATTTAACTGTCCATTGGCCTGTTTTGCCAAATCTAGGTGCATCATCTTCAAATTTTACATAATATTCATTATGACCATCTACAGCTTCATAATATATACCATCATAATCAACACCACTTTCCACTTTATGCCATTCTCCATCATCATCTTGATAATAAATATATTTCCAGGCTGTATATGTGTACAAATTATCCTCATCTCTATCAAACAATACATCTACACTAAAACCTTGTTTTTTAAAAGTATGAATAGGTGCAGCAAGAAACAATTCAAGACTGGTGTCACTAAGTCCCCATGACTCTTGAGCATAAGGAGATTCTTTTAAACTTTTTAAATACAGTGTCATCATTATAGCATTTTTTGCATTTGTTTCAGAAACTGCTAAAGCTGGCAATTGTTGCATGCCAAGTCTATTTAGTCCTTGGCGACGTGCAAAGTTCATTAATACACTCTCTTGTCTCACTACATTCCAGTGTTCAATTTGATCATCAAGATTTGTACTGCCAGCTTCATAAATGTCAATCAATTTGTCTTGCAGCACATCGAAACGCTCTCTGAGGGTCTCCATTTTCTTCTTCTGGCTCATTCAGTCCTAATTGTAATTTCAGCTTTTGGAAAAAAGATTTCCAGACTCCATCAGTTAATTTATACAATGGATTACCTTCATCATCTAAAGGCATTTTTTTATTAAAATTAAATTCAGTAATTCTGGTATGTAAGTACTTTAGATTTTCATCTTTAGTAACCTCAACATTTGTTGTTATAAACATACAAGGTAATTTTAATTGCAAAGGAGCTCTGTGTTTCAAATCAATAGAAACTAAATTACCATCTAATCCATTTCTTAAATATGTGTCTAAGTAAGTCCAACAACTGTATGTTGCATCATCTAATAAACCAAATTTAGTTTCTGCTAAAGGTTGTATCCAAAAGTGACTCTGACTATTCATAAATGACACTACTCTTCCTTTAAAGAAGTGACATAGACTGTAAGCAAAATATGATTTACCTGAATCTGGTACCCCAGAGATTACTATAGTATTTTTTTTAGGAACACCTTTAAACATAAGTCTCAATGCTGTTATAAATGCAATAATATTTACATTATGAAATTTCAAAAATGTATTAATAACTCTCCAATCTCCATCGCCCTCACATAATTCACAGCATTTTTCTATCCATTGTGTCATTGACATTTTTTTCATTTCATGTCTTTTATAAAGTCTTACCATATGAGCACAATCTTTTACATATTTTAATTGATTATTACATTTTAACCATGCTGCTGCATTAGTGTCCTCATCAGCTATTTGTGCATAATTAAATGCTATTTCTGCTTCTTCAGTAAAGTCATTATCATACGCATATTGTACCATGGTTGAAAAATCAAATGTTTCTGTTTCAGCTTGATGAGTTACTAAAGTTAATTTTTTTAACCAATCAGGAAACTCCCCATATTTATAAGATACATTAGACATACTAGTCTTATACCAGTATAATGCAGCAGGCACACTTCTATGTTTCGGAGGATCGGCCATTATTTGATATTCTCTTACATTTAACATAGTTCTAAGCAAATTTATAATTGTATCTCTATTTTTAGCTGCTTTGTATTCACATAAATACATAACAGTAACAATAGGATTAAGGTTAGGTTTAATTAACTGCAAAAAGTCACACTGAGATTGTAATAATATTTTAGAACCCTCTACCAACTCTTCAGCAACACCAAATATCACCATAATCCAACTGTGGCAACAAGATTTATCACTTTTGTATATTCTTGTAAGTTCATTATAGCCTACACCAAACAGTTCTTTTATTTTTGCAAGTGCAGTCACCTTTCTATTGTGACTAGAAAGTAAGTCCAAACAGATTTGCCCGCCATTTTCGGTTGCCGAGCCAGATTGCTCAGACACATTATTTTCAATCAAAGTTTCTGATGCTACCTGTGCCACAGCAGAAACATCTTGAGTCTCATTTTCTATTCCACTGTCCTCAAACAGTTTTCTTTTGCTGTTTTTGGATTCAGAAGACAGCGAGCAGGATTGTAATTGTGGACTCAATGCTAAAATCGCCTCCTTTGGAGAAGGACTACAAAACTTTCGCTTTAGCTCAGACAAGTGTTTACAACTCTCTTGCAGCAGCTGTTCATTTAGTAGCGCCTGGGGATTTCCCTCATCAGGCTCATCACACTCATCATTTATTAGGTTTGAAATATCTGAACAGTCACTGTCATCAAATAATTTTTCCAAATCTGTCAATTCATTATCATCCTCACATTCTGCTTCTGTTATAATTAACCAGTCACTACATCCTTCTACAGAATTAGAAGAATTACTACCTTTAGCGTCTCCCATCTTGAAGAATCGTTCTGGAACAACCAGGACACAGTAGTGCTATATGTCCAAGAAGTAAAGTTTGCAAATGTCTGATTCCAACAGCAGTAGCAACTACGTGAAGTTTTAATCTTGCTTCACAACTGTTGCAATATGTTTCAACCCTGTAAGGGATGCTAGGATCCACCTCCAACGCCTCCTCAGAATTGACCTCTTCGTCACACAAAAGATTGGCAGGCAAAACAAGAGACTCTAAATTTAATTCAATATCTTTTAAAGTAGCTACTTCTCCTATCATTCTGGCGATGTACAAAGTCTACAAGTGGCTCTCCAGGTATTTCTGATTAAATGATATGGTTCACCTCTATCTATATGCTGCAGTTTCTCAACATATTCAAGTTGTTTCATGCAACATAAACACCTAACAACCAAATCCTTTAGACATTTACCAGTTAGCACATCTAAAACGCACCCATCAGCAGAACATCTATAATATTTACAATATTCATGATACGCTACCACTTTTAGGCAACGACAACAACAACCAAAAGCAGAATCAGATCTAAAAACAACTCTAAGATTCTTAATAAGAAAAGCACATTTGTCCTGAAATGATAAAACAGTATGACAAAAAAGACAAGGTAAATACAAAAGATCCAAAGACACATTCTTAAAGTTACAAAGTTCTAAAACAGTTACAGAGGGTTCCATCAGTCTGTTAAATGATGTAAAATATCCTTGCTTTTATAGTAAACTTTCCCGGTTAAAAAATATGATACATCAGTGATTGTTGCCAACTATCATGAACTGAGCCAACATACCAAAACCACTCCCGGTTACTGTTGGCGCCAATAACGCTAGCGGTTCCAAGATCTTTATCAGATAAAAGTAAAAGCATTTGCTTACCTTGTAAAGAAATGAATGCCCCGTTACCACTTTCGGTTAGTAGGCAAAATAGGGGAGCTCCCTACCCCTTGAAAGCTGTCAACAAGTCAATCAAACAGGATATTGTTAATCGGGTGGAGCGCACCTGGATCTTGTTTGGCTAAAACATACATGAGTCAAGAGAAAATACTTTGGAATACTTTGAACAGCAATTTTATTTATCATAGTTCACAGAACATGTTCCACTTTTACAGATACAGACATGCAATAAAGGCTCAGCATGCAGGTGTGAAATGTATTGGCTACAAAAACCATGTAAACATTATGGATTGCGTCTGCGTTTTTTAGCAGATTTGTTTGAAATTGATGAGGACCGTTTTCTGGGATTAGTTAAAGCTTTATTTACAGATCTAGTATTTAAACCTGTTTGATACAAAAAGCGACGACCCAGTGATGATTGTGTTAATTCTGTGGAAAATTTGTCAGTTAAATCAACAACCCAAAAGTTATATTTATCAAAAGGGTCTTCTTTTTCCACAGAAGGAACGGCATCCGGGCATCTTGTTGCAGCAGAACTTAAAAATCTATACTGATCTGCTAATTCTGCTGGTGCAGGAGGAACAAAAGCAAGATTCCAGTTTTCCAGAATTGTAGGATTCATAACCTGAATATGAG